TTAGCAAAAATTCCGGCAACTGAAAAATCACAATATCCCCTTGTCGTATCAGGAACAGCCTCGTCTAAAGCTCCGCTTTGGATTCCACATATAAGTTTACCCTGCATTATAGTTGCTTTATAAGGAAACCCATCCCAGCTATAATACCCAGTTCTGGAATGTGTTGAAATAAATGCCTCTCCGTCTGAATACATATATCCCCTGCCAAACTGCCATCCACCAATTGAGCCATTTCCCGAATCGTCAAGTTTGAAGTTTGTGCTATTAACAACCAAACGATTTGAATTAAGTGCAATCTGCTCTGATGATTGATTTATCTCGCTACACACATCACCGACAGAAACCTTACTGCTTATTTGATTTTGTGCCCATGTTGTAGTGGCATAACTGCTCATCCCGGCTATCGTCTGGTAGTTTCCAAGTATTGCCGAATCTGCTTTCAATGCAAGTTCTGACGCCTTTGCATAATTATTCATTCCATCTATTGTCTGATATGTCTCAGAAACCTTTGCATTTATCTCATCTGCTTTAAGATTTAATGCTGCACTTGTTACATAATCTCCCTGGATTACTCCGACAGTTTCCTTAATACCATCAATGTTCACATCTATTTGCGAAAATTTCTGCTGATTTTCCTCATTCTTTTCATAGAGTTCATACTTAAGGTTTGTGTTGCTCACTTCAAAGTTTGCCATCTGAACCCTGCCTTCTCTTTCTTCCTCATCAGCACTCAGACAAAATTCTGTCATTGCTCCGCCATATTCAAGTTTTATCGCATATATCTCTATTACTCCGTCGTCATCTGCCGGAGTAAATACCGGCTTTCCTTTTGTACTGTCATACACAAAATCGTATTTTACCCTTGTTGTTTCTGCATTATCAAATACATCTCCTGTTTCAAGAGCAGTCGGATAATATATCATTGCTCTGCCTTTTATGTAAGCTGACAATGTATAAGCCGTACCATCTAAAGGCATAAATGAATTATTTACATAAGAATATTTCTTCGACAAACTTATAATGTCACACTCATAATGCTTATGTTCCCTGTCCCATTGCACATTTCCACTATGAGCGTATTCTCCGACATATATCCATCCCTCCTGCATTTTCTGTGCATCGTAATACTGGTTAAATCCTATGTCGTCAAGAAGCTGCGACACAATCTTATTAAATGCGATATTAAGACTCTGTCCCGTAGGATCATAATTTATCGCGCTTGATTTGATAGTCTCAGTTCCATTGTTTATCTCTCTTACCAAAGATGGAATATTTACCTTTTTGGCATTGATGTTTGCATCATCCGCCACCATCCTGTCATTGATAAGACCATCTCTTACGGCATTTTCAGTAATTCCACCCTCGCCCCAGAGCACATTTCCGTTTTCATCATAAATTATAATAGTATAATTGTTATTTGCATCCTTACCTACCTGGACTCTCACTTTCTTTCCGTCAGAAATCTGCATGGTAGAGTCTTTCAGCACCATAGTCCCGTCTTTTGACTGTATCTGAACATTATCCGTATAGATTGTACCGGATGCTATCTTATCCGCAGTCAATGACTTGATAAGAGCATTTGTAATAACTCCGTCACTCATTCTTCCGACAACTGCATCTGAAAAATCCGTTGTGATAATCGTACTTCTGATATTGTTAATAAGTGCCGACTCAGAAGTAAGATTTTTTATATTTCCAACTGCCGCCGAAATATTATCAGTCGTAATAGTCTGTGCAATAATATTCTTTATGATTGCATCATTAGCCGTAAGACTGTCAATCTCTGCTACCTTTGCCTTAAGATTGTCAGTAGTTATGTTGACTGCTACCAGGTCATTTATCCATGCCTGCTGTGCGGCAAGCTGCTTTGTCACAATAATGTTGTTGGTATTACTCTGATCAGCCAAAAGGCTCAATTTTTCCCCTGTCACTGCACCGGCTATAGAACCTGATGCCGTAGCCGCCGTACTGCCTACACTAAAACTGTCATTTGCGGGACTTTCAAGGCTTATCGTCTGTTTATTTACTCTAAGCATCACACCGTCGATTCCAAGCATTTTGGCATTAACTTTGTACCAATTCCCTACCTGTATTCGCTCTTTATTACCATTAAGATAATGTGGGTCTATGGCCGAAATCGTATAACTGCTATACGGCACAGAATATATATCAATATACTTTTGTGCCTCATTTAAAAGTTCAGTCGGGTCATTAATATCTTCATACAAAACTGTACGCTGTATAACACCATACACATCTTCATTTTTGGAAAGATATTTATTTCCTCCATTTACACCGGCTATAGAAACCCTTTCAAGATTATCCTCATCGGTATAAATCTTTTGACCTAACGGAAGTATTCTCGTACAAAGTGTACTCATGTCCTGTTCACATGAATAGGACAAAAGATTATATCCAATCTCTATTACACTGTCCCCACATATTTTTCCAATCTTTTTTGATACTGTCAGCTTATCGAATAATGCTTTTCCTTCGACTAAGTCCATTTTATAAGATACCGATATTTCCCAGCCATACTTTGAAACCAATGCTGACAACTCATCAAATGTCGTTCCTCCGGATGTTGACAGCTCCGCTTTTTGCGTATCTGTGACAGTGGCATCAAATTCAATTATAAATTGATGTTCAGGTACATTACTGTTGTGCCTGTCTATAAGTTCCTTTGCAAGCTCGACAGGTGACATATCAAACGCTTCTATCTCTGTACTGCTGTCCTGAAGATATGCAAGATACCCTTCACAGGTTACCTGTTTATATATGGCTCCCGTGTTGTCCATCAAAGGAACTGCTTTAAGAACCCTGCCTAAAAACTCTACCTCCGGAGTATCAACACACCATATTTTAGTAAGACAAGGTGAAAGCATATCATATCCCGGATTATCCGGATAAATGTCAAAAGACAAAGAATCCGCACAATTTAATTCCCTGGATATACTTCCCGACAATTTTCTTTCCATATGATCCGGCTGCATATCAAAAATAATTTCCTGCTTAGGCTTTCCATTTTCAATGTTTTCAATCCTAATAGTTCTCATATCGTATTTCTCACACCCTCTTTCGATGAATACATATACGGATCCGCTTTAAATGTAACTGTTATAATACAGGTCTTTCTGGTTGAGGCAGATGCATCAAAAGAACTTATTTTCGCCAAAAAATAATAATCAGGCATTGCACTGTCAATAAATTTTTTTCTTGCCGCAGGTGGATACAGCCAATCCGCTATATAATGTTTAGTCCTCTCCACTTCTGCCCTGTCTGAACACTTTTTCCACATTTTCACGGTAATCGTTCTGTCCTCATAAACTTTCATTCCGTTAAGATCATACGCATCTATTACTGAATCACGATACGGTACCGGTATCTCACTTGTTTTAACCGCAGGATAGCCAATATCTATACTTTCGACTGTCATTCCTTTACTTGATGCCCTTATATCATTAAATGAAAAATCACGCATTTGCTATCCCCCTTCTTGTAAGACTTACCTTTGCACCCTGTAACATATCTACAGTATTTAACGCAGCCTTTCCAACTACATTTCCATCCATCTGAATCGTAAGATTTAACTGACTTGATTTCTGTAATCCCGATGCGGCTTTACCATTTACCTGAGGTACTGTTGTTGGAAGATTTCCGGTAATAATATCTGCAAGTCCCTGTGTTTCTCTTTGCAATCCCTGTGCAAATCCAAGACCTGTGTATGCTCCAAGTTCAGCCATCACTCTTGACGGTGAATGTATTCCAAGATTTTTCTTAACCTGCTTCACCGTCTGCCCTGTCAGTTTCGCTATAGCCTTATACACATCATTACTTCCCTTTTCGATACCATTTGCAAAACCTTTTGCCACATTCGCACCGATTGATTTCATTTCTTTTTGATATGTTTTTTTGAGTTTGGCTATCTTTGTCTTATATGTTTTTTCAAGTTCTTTCATTTTCTTATCTGTAGACTTTTTTAAATCTTTATTCTGCGTTACAGCTTCCATCTTTGCTACAGCATTTTTTTGACTGTATAACTGCTTGTACTCCGCCCACTGTTCATTATTCATCTTTGTAAGCGTTTCGACATCACCGGCAGAATTCACTCCAAGACCCTCGATTTCTTTCATCATCTCGTCAGATGCTCCTCTGTCACGAAGAACCTGCAGGTTTGTACGCCATTTTTGAAGTGCATCAACCTGACGCTGTAAATTCACTACAAGACCATTCTCGTCATCCGTTTTTGTCAGACTTACATCACTGAAAATGCTGAAACTTGATGCAATCGACTCTTTAGTTGACTTCACGGATTCATTATATGTTTTTTTAAGTTCTTCCAACTCTGATCTAAGAGTTGACATATACTCCTTATAACTTTTCTTATAATTACTCAAATATTCCTTTTTACTGTTAATAAGATTATTTCTTGCCTCATAATACTGTTTTAAAGCATCTGTATGTGCAGATGTTCCTTTTTTCGTTGCTTTAACAACCTTATCCCAGTATGTTTTAACAGTCTTTTCGTTGTAACCATGTCCATTTGTCTTTAAGTCTCTCATTTCTATCTTGTTCTGAAGCTTTGTAACAAGAGCCTGTTGTTTCTCTGCCGTTGCTTTCTTCTGTGCTTCCAGTTTTTTCTTACGCTCTTTCTGCTCTTTTTCCAGCTTTTTTTGATATGCTGCTCTCTGCTTTTCAAGGCTTTTCCTTTGCTTTTCTCCATCGTTTGTAACTTTGTTTCTTGCAGCATAATATTTTTGCAATGCCTTTGTATGTGCAGTTGTTCCGGCATATGTAGCATTAACGACAGCTTTCCACCATTTTGCAATCGTGGCATTACTATATCCTTTGCCGTTAGTTTTCAGATCCTTATTTTTAATCTTGTCAGACAATTCTTTAACAAGAATATTTCCAAGCTGTTCAGCAGACTTTCCAACATTTTTTGAACTTGATTCGATACCCTGTATCAAACCGTCAACCGTATATTCGCCTGACTTTTTAAAAACTCTTGATGGTGAATGAATATCAAGTTTCTTTTTAAAAGCCTTGTCTGCTGCATCACCTAAGTCCTCATAAGCCTTAACAACCTCAGGTTTCTTCTTTTCAACTCCGGCAAGCAGACCATCAACACTGTTTACCCCTGCCGCTTTCATGAGTTTTGATATTTTAGCATCAGATTTCTGAATTACATCCAATGAACTCTGGCCGCCTTTCTCAAAACTCTTTTTCATCCCTGCAGAAATATTTATTCCGACCTTGTCAAGTTTTTTCTGCATATTGTCAGCACGCTTCTGAATCTGTTTGCTTATGGCTTCATATGCAACTGTCGGGTCAGCAGAACTGCCATTTATCCCTTTGGTTATTTCCTCTGGTATATATGCACCCTGTTTTCTTGCATTAGTAGCAAGAATCATCAATTTTTTATTTATTGCCGTATTTAATGTATCAAGTGCAGTCTGAGGCGATTTACTTCCATCTTTTAATCCTGCCGCAAGTCCTTTAGGTATCTTTGTACCTGTCTTTTTAGCAATGTTTACAGAATTACTAAAAGCTCTCTTTGTGGCATCATCAACCTTGCTGCCCGACTTTCCCATCTGAACAACAGCAGTATCAAAAGCTTTTCCAAGATTTTTATACTGTCTTGCAGCTTTCTTTGCGGCATTGGCTGAGTTATTTGTTTTTTTCTTTTGGTCGTCTGTTGCTCTGCTATACTTTTCAATATATTTCTGTGCCTTATCTACATTAGAATTACAATCTTTAATTATTTTTTCCTGCTCTTTAATAGTTTTATTTAATTCAGAGGAAGTCTTTTTGTGTCTTTCCTTTTCTTCTGCGTATTTACTTAATGCCTGCTGTGCTTTCTGATATGTTTCACTATAATTTTCATTATAATTCATATTTCCAGCATTAGCTTTATACTCTTTTTCTAATGCCTTTTGTGCTGACTCTGCTTTTTTCTCTGCATCTGCTAATCTTTTTTTTGAATCTGCTCGTTTCTGCGTAGCCTCCGCAAGTGCCATTTCAGCCTCATACTGCTGTTTATATTGTTCCTTTATATCAGCCTCAGCAGCTTGTGTCATATAAAGTTTTTTATAATTGGAAATTTTATCTGTTATCTGCTTATTAGATAACTTAAGTTTTCCGTTTTCTTCATCATAAGCATTTGCAAGTTCTGGTATTTGCTGAGATAATGAATTTACTATTGCTTTCATCTCAGATTTTTGAGCAGTGTTCTTATGTTCAATGTTATTAAGTTCTTTCAGTCTTTCCGCCTGCTTATCTACTGCCGCTACTTCTGACTCAGCAGACGAAAAACTGTCTTTTGCTGCCTGCACACTTTCCTTTATAGCCTTTGTCTTCTCATTCAGCTTATCAATTTCTTTCTGATCTGCCTGAGCCGCTTTTTCAGTTTCACTTGTAGACCTTTTAGTCTGCATGGCAAATGTAACTATCCCAGCAGTAAGTGTAGCAAGTGCTGTTGCCGCCAGTAAAATAGGATTAGCCATAAGTGCTGCACCAAAAGCTGTAATTAATGGAGTTACAGTCTTTACCACTGTTACACCCACAAATGCTGTTGTTAATGCCCCTAACGATGCCGTAAGCGAAACCACCGCCTTTACTACATCAGGATTTTTCTTAATAAACTCCATAGCCCAGGAGATTGCTTTCTGTCCATGCTGGTACATTCCGTCAAGAGACTCATTAAGCTGTGTTCCGATAGCAATCTTTAAGTTCTCAATGCCGTTTAACATCTTCTGTTTAGCTGTTTCTGATGTATCAGTCATCTTTTTATAAGCATCATTAGCCGCACCGGTACTATTCGTCACCTTTTTCAGAGTATTGTTATAATCCTCTGTTCCTGTCTTTAAAAGAACTGTTGCTGCTGTCGCAGCTTCCTGACGGCTGAAAAGATTTGAAAATGCTGTTGCATCACCGCCTACGCTGTCACTTAAAATCTGAATAACATCACCAAGCGATTTTCCCTCTGCCATCAACTCTGTAAATGATTTTCCTGTCTCTGTCTGCAAAGTCGCTGCCGTTTTTGAACCCTGTTTTGATAGTTCTTTCATAAGAGACTTAATATAAGTCGTAGACTCGCTTGTTTCAATACCTCTTTTAGTAAGCTGTATATATGCTGTTCCCAAATCCTGTAATGAAACACCATAATTAGCCGCATTGGTAGCAACCTTACCAATACTTGACGCAAGTTCATTAACCGATGTTTTACCTAAGTTCTGTACTGTCAGAAATACATCTGATACCTCAGACGCATCTTTAACCTTATTTCCATACGAATTAAGAACCGTTGTAAGACCATCAATTGCCGTTGTGCTGTCTGTAAATCCACCTTTTGCAAGTTTAGTGGCTTCACCTACTGTTTCCACCGCCTTTGATGTATCAACACTCGCTGATATAGCCTGATATGTTGACTCAGCTATATCCGTTACCGCCGTTCCTGTCTTTGTAGACAGGTCAAGCATCTCCTTGTTAAGTGTACCCATTGATTTTTTCGATGTATCAGCAATGGTACTAACCTTTGCTGATGCACTTTCAAACTTCTCAGCACTCTCAGAACACTCATACAAAGTTTTTGCTATATCCTCGACCTTTTCTTTTACTCCTGATGCAACTATCTGGTCTGCAAGATTATTAAAAGCCTGTCTGTTACTTTCTCCAAGCTGTTCAACATTAACTCTTACTTCCCTGACTGATTTTCCATACTGGTCTATTGATGTTGCACAACCATTTGCCGAGTTTTTAGCCTCTTTCATATACTTATCATTTGTATTCAAGGCTCTGCTTGCTCTTATAGTCTGTGCTTCCGCAGTATTTAATTTATTTTTCCAATTTTCCACTCTGCTGCCGGCGGCTTCATAATTTCTCTCGCCTTTTTTTATTGCCTCTGCAAGTTCATCAATGGTTTTCTGCTGTTTATCAAGTTCCGCATCCGTGGCTGTTCCGGATTTCTTCATTTTATCCATTTCAGCCTGTGCGTTTTTATATTCTGCCCTTAACTTTTCAAGACCGTCTGCAACTTTTTTCTGTGACTCAGCACTATGCACATAACCGGCTTTTGTTGCATCGAGTTTACTTCTCTGTCCCTGAAGCACCTGAGAAAGAACTTTATGCTTTGCCTGAAGTGCTTCAAGGCTGTTCGCATTCTCGGCATACTTCTCTTTAACAAGACTAAGCTCTGATTTCATTGACGAAAGCTGTTTATTACAAGCTGTAACCGCTGCTTTAAACTCTTTCTCACCCTCAAGCACTATTGATGCACCAATTTTATTTTTATTCGCCATCTTATCACTCCGCTTCTAAAAGTTAATGATTTCTTCTCTTTCCTCTACACTGGTTATCATCCTCTCATAGGTATTTGCTGAACCTCCTGCAAACATATTGCAGATTGAAGATGCAAGCATACTCATTTCAAGGTCAAATACACTCTTATATTCATAGTACAGATCAGAAAATTCCCCGATTGACAGAAAATTACATTCTGTCTCAGAGCATCCCAGTTTTGTCTTTGCAATCAACTTATACCAGACGAAATTTATTTTCCCTCCGTCTGGCTCTCCGAGTTTTTTTCATCGTTCTCATTTTCCGGAAACATTGAGCCTGCATATGCAGTAAAAATTTCTGTTGCAAGTTTTGCCGGATTAGAAACTGCATACACAATCTTTTTATCAGGAGCTTTCTTACCTGTAGCCTCTGCACCTTCCTCAAGGAAAAGTATTGTAGTATCAAGCAATGCCTGATAATCAATTTCATCCAGATAATTTTCACTTTTCTCAGTATCTTCACTTCGTGAAAATATCTTATTTTCAAACTCTTTTAGACTTCCATACCGTTTCTGAAGCTGTGCAAGTGCTCTTATTCCGCAACAAGCCGGATAAGTCTTCCCATCAATGCTCAGATTAAATATCCTCATAACCTCACCATCCTTTCACATCAAAATATATAAAATATGCCGCACCGCCTAGCAATGCAGCATACAACTTTCTTTCAAAAAAATAAAACTACTCCGCTGTCGGTGTAAATAATGCTTTAAGAGCAGCTACGGCATCTGCCTCCGACTCAACAACAGCCGTTCTTCTGTAAAGTCCTGTCTGCTCATCAGGATAAATAGTACCTACGACAGATGGTGTTGTATATTCCAACTTTTCCTCTTTCGTCTTTGCATCAACAGAATACGGTGCAAATTTAACTTTCGGATAGAAAACAACCTTATACTTTCCACCGTTTTTCTTGCTAATATAGCCAAATCCTACCGCTATCGGCTCATCATTGCTTGTAGCATCATATACATCAACTGTTTTCGACTCTCCGCCGCTTAATGCAATGCTGTTTTTCTTCTGTCCAAGAAGCGGTCCAAATATAACAGGATCATCATCATCAATACCAAGCGTTATATCACCGCCTGTTACTGAGCTGTCACTGTCCTGTAATACATCATCTGCATAAAGTTTCGCATCGTTCGAGTTTAAGTTTTCCTTGAACTCAATCGCTCCCGCAAGTTTGGATGGTGCCTTGTACTTACCATCCTTTAACTCACCATGTAAAAATGATTTTAAGCCTACCTGTGCCATTTAAACCTCGCTTTCCGCTATGTTTGTCTCATAGCATATGTGTCTTTTTTTAACATCTCTCTCAACAGTATTTAAGGCAACTTTTGGATAAGAAAAACCGCTTAAAAATAAAGCGGTTTTAATAGCCTTTTGCATATTAAGATAATTTTTATTTAAAGGTACAAAAAGATGTACCTGAAAATACATTTCATTCACAGCCGGGTTATCATCTGCAAATCCGCCCGGCTTTTCTGCTGCCACATTATAAACAATGTATGTGTCTGCCTTTCCGTCATAAACATCCATAGCAGCCTCTGTGCATACGGATTTCAAGGCAGTTTTCAAATCACCAAGAACACTCATCTTATCCCCCTGTTAAAAACTTCCTGCATTTTCTCTAAAACCTTGTCCTCACTGCTATTCACAGCAGACTGCATAAAAGGTCTTGCCGGCTGATGACTGTTGCCGTATTCAAGTGCAAGTGCTTTCTGATAATTTCTAAACGGTTCAACTTTTCCGTTTTCACGGGTGTAAGTAGATTTTGTTGAAGCCCCCTCCGCTGTCAGATAGCCGATGTATGCACCATTTACAGTTTTCTTTGCTTTCTTACATTTGATAGAACTTATAAGTTCACCTGTATCCCGGTGTGGCTGCAACTCACTTTTGACCGCACTCTCATAAATCGGCAATGCCTCATCTATCATCTTTGGAGCTGTCTCATCAAATATATTTAAAACATCGTCAAACATATTATCCGGAAAATCAAAATCAAATACCGCCATCATTCCACCTCACTGCATGACAATTCAATGTAAAACTCATCTGTACGGTATGTCCTTTCTACCTTGTACAATTTTTCATCGTATTTCACATTATTTTGTCCTGAATAATCATCAAAAGCTACTTTAAAGACCTGCACGACCTTTTTATTATTTCTCAAAGCATTATAAAACTCGCTCTGTCTTACCGACTTGACAGCACAAAAAACTTCCAGTTCCTCTCCGGGTACTTCCACCTCAAAGCCATCCTCATCTTCTTTCTTTTCCCCTTCACTTATAAGAAAAAGAATATCATTTAGTGCTTCCATTTGTGTATTCACCCCCAAGCGAAAGAAAATCACGAAGTCCTTCAAATGCTTTCTCAAATCGTTCAGCCTGATTATCAAAGTTAAACTGCCACTTACAATACAATTCGCAAGCCTTAAATATAAGCATATCCTGTGTATCAGCACACGCTTTTTCTTCTGATATGCCTACTCCTCTGAGCAGAAGCAGACATATCTCAATATTGCTTTCAATCTCATCATCAAGGGAACTGTGCTTTATTCTCAGGCTCTTTTTGATTTTCTCTCCAAAATCCGTCAAATATTACACCCCCTTGACTGCTTTTTCCTGGGCTTCAAGAAAACTCTCTATAATAAGACTTTTCACATTACCGCTAACACTATAGCCCTGTTCATCAGCAAGAGCCTTGATGTCCGATATAGTCATCTCCTCAAGCTCCTGCTCTGTATATGTTGAAATTGTGTTAGGGACTATAAGTTTTTTTGAATGACCTCAACAAGCGAATTGTTGTCAACGACCTTTCCATCTGCCATCATAATAGCCTTTGTCACCTGGTCGTCTGTTTCATGATCTTCATAACGCTTAACCGTTACATTAAGATTAGTATTAAGTATATAGTCCTCCATCCGGAACATAAAAGCTACTACCGTATCTGCTGAAACAGTTGAAGAAAAATCTGACATATACTCAGATGACACAAAGTTTACAGGTCTGCCAAGTATTCTGTACTCAGGCTTTCCGGAAACTCCGGCATTAACACGGGCAATAGGCTGGCCGCTTGTATCTGTCATAGCTGCAATCTGATTAAAATATGTACTCTTAGTCATATACCATTCAGCAGACTCATAAGCAGCCGGAAGTTTTCCCTCTGCATCACATAAGTTTTTAAATGTAATATCCTTACCCTTTGCAATTTCAACTTTCTGACCCTCTACTACTTCAACGGCATCTGACAAAATACCCTCAGGCTGATTTGCAGATGCACCCTCTCCTGCAATAATAGCCTTTTCTAATGCCTTAACCATTGCCTCTGCGATATTGCTTGTAAGAGTTCTCTCAAACACATCAAGCGTTACGGTATCAACAGCGATTGAAACCGCAACAACACACTTTAACTTGAAATAACTGAAAGTGATAGAGCCAAGTGTTTTCTTCTGCTTATCTGTCTTTCCTCTTTCAGTAGTCCATGTTGCAACAGGTTTCGCAGCCGAAGTAGGGACTGTCGCACCACCTTTGTAAAAGGTTCTTGTAACCTTGTTAAGTATGTCACCTGTCTTTTCCATTTTCTCAACAATTTTATTAAGAATTGTATTCGGAATAACCGCACCCGTATCTGATGTTGTTGTAACTTCATCACTATTCGTAAAATTTGCCGCCATCTTCTCACCATGCAGCACATAGTTCATAAAGGCAGAACGATATTCGATACTGTTTGTAGGATCTTCTTTTACAATATCACCCACAGAAGCCACAATTCCATCTTTAGCACCTGCATGAGACGCATTACTGAGTACATTTGGCACTTTAACAGCACCTTTCATAGATTCAACATTAGCTTTCGCCTCTGTGTACTGAGTATATTCATCGTCAAGAGTTTCAACATCCTCCAGCTTTGCCTTATACTCGTCCATCTTGCCATCATCAAGAAGCTGTGTGGCTTCATCAAGCATCTGATTACGATAATCAACATAATCCTGTCTGCTTTTAAAATTTTTGATTACATTCATAAATTTCATGTTCAAATTTCCCCTTTCATTCTTAAAATTTTGATTTTTTCCTTGGCAACAAAAAAAGCCTCACTCGATTTATCAGCAAGACTTCCTGTTTCTGACCCTTTGATAAGATTCCTTATCTTCGCCTTTGTTTCATCCGGTATGATTCCACCAAATGCGTTATTTATGCTAAACGGCATATTGCCGTTTCTGCCTGTTTCTATCAGTTCATCAACAAAACCATATTTCATAGCCGTTTTTACATCAAACCATGACTCTCTATCCATCAGGTCAAGCAGTTCTTTTTCACTCCTGCCTGTTTTCTGCTGATAAATAGCTGATATTGCTCTATTTGCCGTCTGTAATATCTGCGACTGTTTATCCATATCGTGATAATCGCCTCTTGCACCGCTTGAAACATTATGAATCATATACATGGCGGTTGGAAACGCTCTCACATGACCTGTTGCACACGCCACGATACTTGCCGCACTACAGCAGGACCCGCTTATATCTGCCTGAATATTACCCTTATATTGACTGATACTATAAGACATATCCGAGCCTGCAAACACATCACCGCCACCGCTGTTAATAACGATAGTTACATCATCACCATTTGCATCCTCAAGCTGTTTATCAATATCTTTCGGACAAAAAGCATCATAACCAAACCAGTCGTATATCCACTTATCATCATTGTTTACAATAGTTCCTTTTGCATCAATCTTCACCATCACTTCCACCTCCCTCTTTCAGCTTTCCGGTATCTTTTCTGAGCAGTGCAACATCTCCACCCGGAACAGGTGCAAGATTAAGGTACTGTCTGACCTCATTTATAGTCATTATTCCTCTGTCAACAAATGAAGTAAGCTGCAGCTTTGTGCTCATACTTGCAAAAGTAAGATTGCTGCTTTCAAATATGATTTTATTACCACAATTTCTCTGCTTTCTTGAAAACAGTTTTCTTGTATATTCATTTGCCATCTGGCATATGATAGGCTCTATCGCAGCCTCATAGTATGAAATCCACTCGTCCTCGTCATAATTTGAATGAACAATCTTATCATTTGTATTAAAAAAGCCATACACTCTCTGTATGGTTCTGTCCGTCTGTGCCGCATTGGGTACATAATCATTAGGATTTACCTGCTGTGCCTCCGCTTTAGAATCAACTGCTGCCACTCCAAATGCCTTTGAAGACATATTCATATAATTCTCAGCAAATTGCCTTGCATTACTTTCCAAGTCTTCCGGTCGCATTGATTGTGTAAACTTGAGCAGCCATCTTATCACAGCACCATTTTTAATGGCCTTGATAATTCCCTGGTCCGATGTAGTCACAACATTCATAAGCTCAACCAGTGCTTTTCCTGGCGGTTCACCAAAAATATCGTTATCGCAATAATCTTCACGCAAATGAATAATATCCGTGTACGGTATTTCCATCCACTTGCCATTTTGAAAATAAAATTTAAGATAAAGCACCTGATTATAATATTTTGCATCAACAGATGCAGCCGGTATCGGATATAAGCCACAGGGCAGACCAAAATCATCCCTTATTATCAAAATAAAAGCATTATGATTAAGAGCAAGCTGATTTGCAACTTTCTCCTGCATCATCTGCCCGGACATATACTCATTAGGTTCTTCCAAAAGATTTTTTATGTATGGCATGGGATTTACAGCAATATCCTTTGACCCATCTTTTTTAAATGTTTCCCGGATATGTTTAGCCACCGCCTTACCTATAGCCTTTGTCTTGGGTCTTATACATGAACGCACTATATCAGACTGATACAGCTTACCATTCCACACATAAAATCCATTACCGACATCAGTAATCATCTGGAAAGAACTTTTCTTACTTACATTTTTAAATCTACTAAAAAGTCCCACAATTTCTCCCTTCCAAAAATTTATATAAGAGACAAATATTCTTCAAGGTGATTTTCAAGCATAACATATGCATCCAGCAGACCGGCAAGACCGTCAATTCTCCTTGTAGGACTTGTACCCTTACAAGGCTGAATATTATTATTTTTATCAATATCAACAGATGTATTGCATATGCACCATTTAAGCACCGGATTGTTGTTGTAAATAATTCTCTTTGCCTTAAGGTCAGCACCCAATGATTTCATTGGAGAAGATAAAGTTTTCTTTCCCTGTGCCACCGGCTCCATAACGCTGCGGCCAAATGTGTCATTCATTTCCTCAACAAAATATGTTGCACTCCATGCGTCATAGCCATCCTTGAAAAGATAAATATCTTTTTCAAGCTGCATTTCTTTGAACCACTCGACCACATACTTGTAATGTATTTTATTTCCGGGACAGGTTCTCATCCACCCCTGTTCAATCCATAAATCATAAGGAATTTTATCTTCTTTTACTCTTTGCTCCACCAAATCTTCCGGAATCCAGTACATCTGCTCAACATAGATATTATCATCACCGGGCACCATGAAAAGCATTGTTGCATTTGTCAGGTCATTGGTTGATGACAAGTCATTGCCGCCTATTCCATATCGTGGTTTAAGTTCTGCTATATCAAATGTTGCATGATTATCAATATCCTCAAAATTAAGCCAGCTCTCTGATGATGTCTCTCTGATATTAAACTCTTTGCAAACAAGGTTCTTTACAAGAAGCGGATTTTCCTGAGCTTTTCTTACTTTGTCTCTCAGTGTATCTTTATTCTTGATGGTTCCCAAGCCGGGGTTTGCTTTAATCCAGCAATCTTCCCGAACCCATTCCTTACGGCTGTCAAGCTCATAAATAAACGGGAACAGATGTGGATCTTTATAGCCGTTATCATCAAAAAGACCATTGATAACTCTCTCAGCTTCATCATATTTTTGGTCGTAAATATCTTCCCTGATAGTTCCTGCCGTAGATGTGATATATATAAGCGGCTGGTCTCTAGCCGTCACACCATCTGCCATAATGTCATACAATGCTTTGCCATTCTTCCACTGATGAATTTCATCCATCATACAGCCATGAACATTCAGACCGTCAAGACTGTCTTTATCGGATGCAAGTGGTCTATACACACCATTATTAAACTCCTCACTGGACAGCTTTGACACAAGCGGCTTTATCCTTTTGCGAAGTGCCGCCGATTTAAGCACCATTCTCTTTGCTTCTTCCCAAATGATATTTGCCTGTTCTCTCTTAGTCGCAACGGCATATATCTCCGCTCCCGGCTCTCCATCCGCAATAAGAAGATACAAACCAACGATAGACGCAAGCAGCGACTTACCATTTTTCTTACCAACGATAAAAATTGACTCTCTGCACTGTCTGTTTCCATTATCATCAATAAAGCCAAACACGGCGGCAAGATGTGCCTGCTCCCACAGTTCTAAACGAACATCATTTGTTGTTCCTTTCTTATGTTTTGACAATTTACAATAATTTTCCGCAAACTCCAAAACATGATTTGCTCTCTTTGCCGAATAATGATATTCATCCGGATTTTTAATATGCCACGCAAGATACTTGTACCATCTGTATATCTTATTTGATACTTTAATCTCACCTTTTTCAATCCTGTCAAAATACTCAAGGATAGGATTGTAATCTAAACAATATCTTCTCATACATCCTCACGCCCTCCAACAAACTCGTCAAAGCCATCGTCTTTCTCAACAACCTCAACGGCTTTCGTTTTCGGAAGACAATCCTGCAATATCTTCATTGCCTGGGTCTGTTTCTGAGAAAACTGTAAATAAAGCTGTGCATCAGGACTCTGCTTAGTTCCATATTGATTTTCGCCGTTCTTATACTCCGCTGTAGTTCCGTCACGAATGATGTTTTCCCTGAGGTCCTGCATCGTGATACTCATAAAAGCAACATCATCAATGGTTGCTAAAACAAGTTTCTTTTTATTCTCGTCAATCTCCTTAAACAACCTCTTTAATCTTGCAACTTCTTTTTTCACACGCTTTTGTTTCTCTAAATACTGCGAAATACTATCCGCTTTTTCATCCCTGTGCATTGCTTCCTCTTCAATTTCTTCCGGTGTTACCACTCTGTTCTCACCTCCTGATACCACACCCCCCTTATGAAATGACCTGCATTTCAAATCAATCTAGGCTACCGGTGTTTTTAGAATGTCCCAAACACCCATAAACAGGGGGGTTAGAGCTTTGCTATAGGCTGTCCGTTCTCGTCAAACATGACAAGCAAGCCCCGTCTCTTGTTATTAACTCCATGCCCCTCGAACCTATCATGACAATCCTTACAGACATACTCTAAATTGCTGTGATTCAGGGTTATATAAGGATTTGATATGTTCTCAGGTGTAATGTGTGTACGATGATGTACGATATATCCAAGCTGTTTACCACACTCCTGGCACATACCACCATCGACCGCAATCCTCTCACTTATAAAAGACCGCTTACAGTCTTTCCAAGCCTTACTGTGATAAAATTTGTACGCATATTCCTTTGCCATCTTTCAACCTCACTCATTTGACATATCTTTATATTTTGTCAAATCATTCTTATCTGTCTTCTTTCATTAAAGTGCAGCAAAATTATTTATCCCCATTTGACACACCTTTAATATGTCAAATAGCACATATAATAAAAAAAGAAGCTACCTTTTTCGCTTCTTAAATGATAAATTCTTTATTGCTTTGTCCTTATTATCCTGATTTATTCCAATATATCTGAGTGTAATTGATATATCTGAATGGTTAAGTATCTCTTTTATCGTCACTGCATCATGCGTCTGCTGATACATATGATACCCAAAAGTCTTTCTAAGAGTATGCGTTCCTATCTTATCAATATCGAATTGTCTGCCTGCTTCAGATAGAATGTTGTAAGCCTGCTGCCTTGTGATTGGTCTGTTGCCTCTTGGAGACTTAAACAGATACTCATAATCATCCTTGCCATATACATAATCTTTTATGACAGGTTTAAGCTCTGCATTGATTGGAAACCTTTTCTCTTTCCCAGTCTTTTTCTCCCTGATATAAACAGCATCTTTATCCCTGACATCACGCACACGAAACTTAAGTATATCGGATATTCTAAGTCCCGTGTATATGCCAAACATAAACATCACATAATTTCTATCGCTCTTACCCTTTAGATATTCAGCAATATCCATAACAACATCTAAATCTCTGATAGGCTCAACAGTATTCAACCAACCACCTCCCAACAGTACAATTACCGTTATAAGTGTACGAAAAAAGGAGAAGATATGCATCCTCTCCTTAATCAAAACTACTGTTCCTACTCTTGCGATATTAGCATTATATCACAGAATTACTTCGTGTGATTCTCATTTTTTTGAAATTTATTATATTTTTATATACATTTTATTCTTATTTTTATACTTTTTCTCCTATTTATAAGGTACACATATATGTATTTTATTAAAGTAAATTTTAAAACTTACATAATTCCTTTGAACCAAAAATTTGACATTAGTTTTTTTTAAGGAGGAATTTATATGAAAAAAAATACAATAAAAAAGATTATTTTAACAACCCTATTGCTAATAATCAAAACTATATCAATAATGCCTGTTAATTCTTGCAACAACAGTTTAAAAAACTGCTGTAATGTACTAACATTTTTTATTGATAATTCAAATTATATATATAATTGTTGTAAAACGATTGTATATACTTTTTTTAAGCATCGTTAAAACGGTAAGGCTGTTGCACTCAGCATAATCTATACAATTTATAATAGTTTTCTTTTTTACATATTGCCAGAATAATGCTTCGTGCAACAGTTATTTTCTCTATAAATTATCTTACTTTTCATTTCTGCTCATCTATAAACTCACGCATCATCTTGGAAATCTGTGCCGCCTGACTCACTCCAGCTTTCTCACAGGCTTCCTTAAATTCATCAGTCAGTTCTTTTTTCAGCTTGAACGACTTTGATATTATACCAACCTTTTTCTGCCATTTATCTGTAGCTTTCGTCTGTGCCTTTGGCATCATATCACCTCTTTACTTTTTTTTATTTTCCTGCTATTATTTTTATACCAAGGACAGAAGCAGGAAGTTGTAGGTCTGCCCTCGGTTTGTTATTTGTGTAAGCTCTACTTTTTAAGTAGGGCTTTTACTTTTTCCTTTGCCTCTTGCAAGTCTTTGCTTTCTTCCAAGATTGCTAAGATTTTTCTTGTTTGATTTTCCTCTGCTGTATCTTTTAACAATTCCGCTAAGTTCATTTCTTCGTTCTCCATTTCTCTCTCCTTTCCTGCCATTCCCTTGCTACAATTATATAATACCATACGGTGTCCCCTATGTCAATACTTTTTTAAAATTTATTTTATTTTTTCAAAAAAGACGGTCTTTCGACCGCCTTTTATAATATTTTTATGATACTATCTCAGCATCAACTAAAGATAAAATGCTTACCCCATCTTGAAAAAATTTACCTTTGGATATGTCTATATCCGTCATTTTAGATGGCTGTATTACTTTCTTTCCTGCTTCTTGTGCTTCGCTGTTGCTCAGTACAATAGCATCTCTTGCCATTGTAATTGCATCTGCCATACTTCCCTTTGTTTTACCTTCCTCATTTGACTCTGTCAGAATACCCAAATCCGGTACTTCAATCAAAATATTTGTACCGACATCTGTAAAAATAACCGGATATGCAACTTTCATAAAATCTACCTCAAATATTTATTTCTGTTCGTCTATAAACTCACGCATCATTTTGGAAATCTGTGCCGCCTGACTCACTCCTGCTTTTTCACAGGCTTCCTTAAATTCATCGGCTAACTCTCTTTTTAACTTAAATCCTTTTGTCATATATCCGGCTTTCTTCTGCCATTTTTCAGTTGCCTTTGTCTGTGCTGTTGGCATCATATCACCTCTTTACTTTTTTTTATTTTCCTGCTATTATTTTTATACCAAGGACAGATAGCAGGAAATTGTAGGTCTGCCCTCGGTTTGGATGGTTAATGCTTGAAGATTTTATTTACGAATTTCTTCAAGCATTTTTGTTATGTGATTTACTGTTGCCTGTTCATTATTTGCTTTTGCTACTTCTCTAATTGATACCAATATTGCTATCAAATCTGCTTTTGTCATTTCTTCAATCTCCGTTTCCATTTCTATCTCCTTTCCTGCCATTCCCTTGCTACAATTATATCATACTATAAGGTTACCCTTATGTCAATAGTTTTTTGAAATTTATTTTATTTTTTTCAAAAAAAGACGGTCTTTCGACCGCCTTTCCTTAATTTTTAAGTATTTTAAATTTACCCTTTGTCATAAGCTCCCACTGTTTCTTTTATACTCTTAATACAATTCTGTATTGTATCATACACAGCTTTTGATATTCTTCTTTCTCCTGGACTTTCATTATCGTTTGGTGCTTCCTGCAAAGCATAATCGTTTAAATGTTTTATCAATTTATTCACATCACAAGCCGTTGGTTCTGCGTCTATTATTTCACAAAATCTTCTGAACTCATCTTCTGATAAGCAATATTCACTTGCTCTATCTTTTAAATTTTCATCACTAATCAATCTCATCTCCGGCACTCCTCCCTTATCTTCACTTTGTCACAACATATTCCATTATCCTCGGCATTTTCTCTCTAAAAGCCGTTCTGATAACCATAATTGCCTGTTTAATGCCGTCACAAAAGCGGTCATTATATTCCGCATCAAAGTACGGTGCAACCTCTTCCACATATTCATCAAAGTTTGCATAAGAGTATTCCTGTTCATCCTCAAGTTGTTTTATCAAATCGACAATTCCACCGATTAAGCAATTAAAACAACTATCATATAAACCACACTTTTCTTCCTGCTCATCGCAAAACGCTTCTTTTGACTCCTTTATATCGTCCAGTCTGCCTAACAGCTTACACTCAAAGCTCTTTATGTGCTCCCGCCGTTCTGCCTCCTGCCTTTTTGCTTCTGCCTCAATCAACTGTATAATTTCTCTCTGTCCCTGCACTGCTGCACAATCTTTCTGGTCTGGGTGCTGCTTTAAAAATGTATCAATCCTGTTTTCAAAAACTTTTATAAGTATTTTTTCATCAATCACTCTTCTGTTCCCTCCTTAACTCTCACTATGATTCTGTTTTTTGGGAATGTATGTGTACACTTGACATACTTGTTTTTATTTGCGTCCAAATCAGCTTCGTCAATGCTTATAAACTTTCCCTGTGCATCTGCAAATACTATATGTGGCTGCTGTATCAAATCAATAACCACGCTTTCAAGATAGTTTAATTTCAACGCAACCCTATTCTTCTCAACTACCGCATCACCCTTTTCTTCACGAAGTCTTGTTTCCACTGCCTTAAGCTGTTCTATCCTGCTTTCCAAATCCTGCACATATCTAAATCTTTTTACCATCTTTATCAACAATTTATTCAACATATCCACATCCTCCTGTTTTAACTTATTTTTGCTCTTTCTTCCCTGTCTTTTTCTGCCTGTAAAAAAATCATATATTGTCCATATGTAAGTCCCATCTGCTTTGCTTTATCATTAAATGTGGCAATTTCTCCCATATGTACTTCTTTCTTTTCCTTGACTTTGCTTACTTTTTTCTGCCTTTTTCTTTTCTTGTACATTTCCGCATGTCTTTTTCTGCGTTCATTCTCTCGGCACTCTACAGTGCAATAAACTTGATTCTTTGCACTTACAGTAAATGTTTTGCCACATCCTATACATTTTTTCTCTAGCTGACCCATATCTGCTCCTTTCCGGGAGCTGCACCACACTCCCAGCATTTTATTTGTGATAGTTAATTTTCCTACAGCTATTTTTTTGCTATGTAAAGGTGCATTTAAATTTTTTATCTTGTCGAATCCCGACAAATCAACCACGATTTAATAATCGCTGTTCAAGTTCGCTCATATCTGAGGAACTTATATCTCTCTGGTTAAATGAATTAAACTGATTTTTCTTTTTAGTTGAATATCCTGACTTTGTATTGCCTAACGGCTTTTGGTCTGCCCTCTCTGTCTTATTCCAATAATCAGCAGTGCTTTTCCAGTTTATTCTCCTGCCATACTTGTCTTTCCAATCAATACGGTCATAATATTCATAAAACTTTTCAGGATTGATTTTAAGATTGTTTAAAGCAACATAATCTTTTACCTCCTGAAGCGTTGGCACTATAGATAGAGTGTTAGTATATTTACTATTACTTTTACTATGTTTTAAAATGTCTGCATTTTCGTCCAAAATGTCTACATTTTCATCCAAAATGATTACATTATCTGATAAAAGGGCGACTTTAACTAAGAGGTATGCTCTCTTCATTTTTACAGCTTTTCTTCTTTTGGTTGCAAAAAGAAAATTTTCCTGAATTTCCTCGGAAGTTAAAATTCTATTTTGCTCAAGCTGTTCCAATGAAAAGACACCCCACCTTGCACAGCAGTTCACTATTTCATTTATGCGATTGACCGCCCTGTCACCCCCGCCAAACATTCGTGACGAAAGTGACAACGCTTTCTCTCGCTGCCATTCACAATAATAACCATGTACTCCGTATATCTCCTGAAGTAACGCATATATGACGGCGTGTGCCTTTAACCCACACTCTGCTGTTACAAGTTCAATGTTTTTATCAGCCGCACATTTTACCGGAAAGTAATCAATACCCTCTTTTCGGTTCATGGTGCGTCCTCCTAAGTCTAATTAAACAGGTTTATTTTACAAAGGCAAGGAAGACATCCGACCAACTGACACCGTCCGAATAGCCGGCACCTTCCCTTAATTACGGCACATATACTCCCCCCTGATTTCTCAGTTAAAAGCATACACACCAAAAACAAAAAATATATTATTTAACCCATATATTTTCCCCGAATAGTTGAAGTAAAATATACAAGCTAATTACAAAAAATAATAAATATCATGAGGTCCATTTACCTCTATGATGTTTCTCAACTGCCCTGTATTTTCTTGGCAGTTCTGAATAAAAATTTTCTTCCTTGAGTTTGTCCAGCTTACAGAAAAACTCACTTCTTTTTCTGTAAAAAGTAGCCTGACTACAATGCACATTCTCCTTTTTACAGAGCTGTTGAAAACTCATACCCGGAGTTGTGCAATATCTAAGTAACGCACTTGCCAGCTCTGCATCAGTCAGCCTTGCAGCTTTTTCAACTATATCCACTTTACTGCTAAGCAAGGCAAGTCTGATAGCTACATTCTCCACCGGAGACTCATTATTATGAGCATGAGGCATCCCATCATAATTTACTCCAGAAACACCTAAACTGCCCTCAATATCTCTTATCTGAGCTTTCCATGAATTATACTGATAACAGAAATAATTTAACTCCCGGTATTTAAACCGATTCAGCCTTTTCAAAGGCTTATCATCTCTCCTCATTACATCTCCCTTTATGTTCTTCTATAGTGTGATAAGGTGCTTCTGTTTTGACTGCACCACTACCACACCTGCTGCACTTTTCATTTATTCGTCTGGTGCTCCACACTTTTCTGCCACAATCATTGCAAGTTACTACAAAAAATGGATCACTGGAACGATAAAAATTATTGTCATTGTGCAAATCTGTCTCCTTATGAAATAATCGTAAATCCCGAAAGATTATCAAGCTGTTCCTCAAGATATTCCTGGATATTCTCCATAGCGTGTAATTTCCACGCTCCTCCATCAGCTTCAAACAAAGCACACTGAATACCCTCGTATTTATCCTCTTTCATACGGAATATAAAACTACTTTCAGGCTGTTCAACCTCTGTAAATGTACGATATGGCTTTAACTTAACAGGACTAGGAATAACAGCGTCTGACTTTGAAGCGACCCCTGTTTTTACTGTCGCTTTCTGTGTCACACCATCATCGCCATAACTGGCAATCGTTCCGTTTTCCACTGTTCCTGCAAACTTCAAAAGCAACTCCTTGTCATTGTTTGATATAAATGTTGACTGAACTCCAATAAGAAACCTCTCATGTTCAATAAACTTCCCAAAAGGAAATGACGGCAGTTCTGCATAAACAGAAGCTATATATTCACGCCCTCTGTCAAGGTCAAGGCATGAATACAAACTTACCACTGTCGGACTTTCCACATGAATAATCATTTTATCCGACATAATATCTGTACCGGATTTAATGTAATCAACAAGGCTGCGAAGCGTTGTAAGTTTAATAGCTTCTGCCTTTGGATTATGTACTAATCTCTTTAATACCTTGTCCGAATAAAACTCCCCATTAACTTCCTTTATGTGTGGCTCTGCCAGCTCAACTGCATATGCTAATGCTTCTTTCTCCATCTTTATATCCTCCTAATTTATGCCTGTTTAACATTGTTTCTAAAATCAATTACGCTCTTATCTTCTTTAATTTCTCCCGTCTCCGTATCTACAATCTGACCGTCAATCTCAATCTCGTTTTTCTCAACATCATCAAATGACATCTGCCCTTTTATACCCGGACCATACTCCTGTGCATAAACTTTGCCTGTTGTCAAATCTTTTTGAGTATAGAATTTTGTGCTAACAGGTTTTACAGATGCCAGCTTTGTATCTACTGAAATATCGCAAGTGCAATCTGTCCTATCCTCATTCTGCTCAAACGAAAGAGTAAGATTTATTTTTCTCTTATTCTTCCATGGAGTATTTGGATCCTGCATATTCTTCATAACCTGCTCAAAAGCCTGATTGACTTTCTCCTGCAAAGCTCCACCAGCCAAATCATGTAAACTTATATCCATAAAATCATCATCCTTTCTTTTGCCTTTTTTACATCTGCAAAATAGCAGCTATCTGAGCAATCTTCACATCATTACTGCCATCATCCGCTATAACCTTTGCTACGGCCTCGACAAGATACTCCTTGCAAAGCAAATCATTAAGCTGTTTTGTCTCAACCTTAACCATTTTCTTCATTTTCTTTCTTCCGCTCACTGTCCTCATGCTCCTTTCCATAAGCCCGTCATGCCGATAGCACAGCAAATTTTTTGTTTAGTTCTGTGAAACCGCTTCGTCCTCTGTATGTACCCTTGTATATCCAAGCTGTCCCATGTAGCTGTCAGCAAATCTTGTAAAGCACTGATTTCTTATGTGCTGCTTCTGCTCCTCAGACAAATCGTTAAAGTTTACATAACCGCCGTCTTTAGTCGGCACGAGGATTTTATGCGTTATCTTCTTTTTTGCCATAATTCTCTCCTTTTCTGCTTTTGTTTTATTTTATGCTTAGGGCTTGACCACTGTTCAGTATGCACTTACCAATATTGGCGTTCCTATTTTTGTAGGTGTGCTTAGTTCATTGATAACAACATTACTTCTTTCTCTTTTTTAAACTCGTCAAAATGTCGTCTGCAATATCCTCAACATCCGACCAGTGTAATATCAAAAAGGATATTGCAGATGCAATTACCGCACTGATAACAATCTGCGCCATCTTACCAAATCACCTCACTTCATATTCGCTAAAATACGGACATTCAACTTAGTTCCTTTCTCCTGCAAAGCTACAATTTCGTTAATAACATCATTAAGTCTCTCGAAATTATGCTTGGGTATGTCAGAATTACAATTCACCTTTAAATACAAATCAATGGCTTTTTCTGTATGCTCTTTTGCACCGATATATCTTTTTGTAGTTTCAACATTTTTATGTGAAAAAATTTCCTGCTGCTCACCTGCTTCCATCAACTCTCTAGCCTTATCATCATCCAATGTGTCAAGAAGCTCTTTCGCTTCCTCAAACTTTCCATCAATAATCATCTTCTCGGCAAGTTTCTCAACTGCAGTTCTGCGGTCAAGTTCTTTTTGCAGCTCTGTTATCTCTTTTACCTTTTTATCCATCGCTCTCACCTCGCTTTATAACTTTTAAACAAACATTCCCTTATTTTTTCTTGTCCTAATTCATATCCTGCCATATAATAAATGTGCGACCATTTCAAAATGACAGGAGGTGAATTTTTATGGACGATTTAACCAAAGAGCAACAGCAACTATTGACTTTGATGTACAAGGAAATATTGAACCGCCAACCTGCCCTTTCTATGGAAAAGGCAAACTACTTTGAAAATTCCGACCAACTCATCGAACTTTTCTCTCTAGATATGTCATCAGACTATGCCTCAGAGCTGTGTTGGAAATTAAAATCAAAGGGTTATATAACTTGTTCCCGTAGCGATGACTTGGCAAACCGCATTTCTCTTTGCGACAAAACCATCATTTATATGGAAAACAAGTTCACAAACGGTGTGAAAGATGTTCTTTCATTCTTATCTAACTTCTTTTAATTTTCTGAGGCTGCCTTACTATTTGAGGCGGTCTCTTTTTTCATAATATACATCCTCTGCAACAACATCTTTATTCTTTTCAAAGTTCTTTGCATATCTCACATCCCTTGTCCAAAAGCAAGTGTGGTCGCTTTTATCTCCATTCATATAGCAAGTTCTTTTCTTGCAATCCTCTTTCTGTCCATTGCACAAATAACGTACAACCTTATCATCATCCAATGTGTCAAGAAGTTCTTTCGCTTCCTCAAACTTTCCATCAATAATAAGTTTCTCAGCTAACTTTTCAACTGCAGTTCTTCGGTCAAGTTCTTTTTGCAGCTCTGTTATCTCTTTTACTTTTTTATCCATCATTCTCACCTCGCTTTAAATATTGCTTTTAGTAGAATTTAATTCTACTTTAGTAGCAAAAAAAATAGGTTCTATTGCTTTTAACTTCAAAATCTCCTTTAATTTTGCAACCTCGCTTGCTTTAAATTCAGTTACATTATTTAATTTTTTATAAAATCCCATATCTGAAAGTCCTAATCTCTTAGCTACTTCATGCTTTGTTAGCCCAGATTTTATAATTGCTATTTCTAACTTAGTTTTATCCGTCAACTTATTTTCTCCTTCCTAGTAGATTTTAATTCTACATCTCATTATACATATTGTAGAATTATTGTCAACACTTTTATTTATCTTTTTATATTTTCGTTGATTTTATTTCAACAATATGGTATGTTATAGATAAATAAAAGTATATGTGAGGTGAATTATATGGAACTATACAATCGAATACGGCAAAGACGAGAAGAACTTCATATGACACAAGATGAACTAGCACAAGCAATGGGATATAAATCCCGTTCTTCAATAAATAAAATAGAATTAGGAAAAAGTGATATACCCCAATCAAAAATCAAATCTTTTGCTGAAGTATTAAAAACTACTCCTGAATACCTTATGGGGCTAGAAGAACTTGATCTTCGCAATCCAAAAACAATATTAGAACTTATGACAATCCCTAATATATCGCATATAACAGGTCTAACAGCAGAAGATTTTATTAATTTTTTCAATTCCCTTTTAGAAAACAATACAGATCGTTCATACAGACTTATGCAATATATACCCAAACTAAACCAATTAACAGATGATCAACAAAATATAATATACGGCATGATTGACAATATGGTTCCACCCAAAAGAGATGATGTTAATATTTCACTACTGGCAGCACACGAAGATGATAACTCATCAGAAACAGACCGACAAAATGATATTGAAATACTTAAAAAACATATAAAAAACAACGAACAATAATATACTTTGGAGGATTTATTGAATTACGAAGAATTAACAATAGAAGCGGAGCAAAAACATATTGAAATTATTGAATTACCTTTAAAAGCACATAGCGGCTTAATACTTAATACAACAATAGCTATAAAAAAAGATATACCAGAAACAACAAAGGCGTGTGTGCTTGCCGAAGAACTAGGTCATTATTACACATCTGTTGGAGATATTCTCGACCAGACAGATTTCTCCAACCGCAAACAGGAACACACCGCAAGACTTTGGGCTTACAATAAACAGATTGGTCTTGCCGGGTTAGTAAAATGCTTTGAAGAACGATGCAGAAATATCAATGAAATGGCTGACTGTTTAGGTGTAACCGAAAAATTTTTTCAAGATGCATTGGAGTGTTACAGACAAAAATATGGAATATCAGTGTCCTATGGATACTATAATATATATTTTGAACCAACTTTGATGGTTCATAAAAAATCGAAAGCAGAAAATAAGGAGGAAAACTAATGCCAGTAATTAGCAGATTTTATGGAATTGTAATAAAAATGTATTTTAGACAGGCAGAACATAATCCACCACATATTCATGTAATATATGGTGAATACTTAGCTGAAATTGATATAAACACTGGTGAAATGCTTGTCGGAGACCTTCCAAAAAGAGCATTAAAAATGGTTCAGGAATGGACTCATACAAATCAAGCTGCACTGCTTGATATTTGGAAAACTCAAAATTTTGTCGAACTTCCACCATTGGAATAATTTAAACATTTTACGGAGGTGATATTTATGTTTTATCATGTAAAAACTGTTACTCCAAAAGATAACTTTATTCTCTCTGTATTATTTACAGATGGCGTAAAAACTGAATATGACATAAAACCACTTTTTGATAAGTGGGAAGTGTTTAATGACCTGAAAACTATCCCCGGATTATATCAACAGGTTAAAGTCGATGCCGGGGGTTTTGGAATAAGCTGGAATGACAATATTGACCTGGCAAGTGAAGAATTACGATTGAACGGTGTTATATGCACAGATAATAATATTTTGAAAATAACTGCTGCCAAAGTGGTTGGCAATTATATGTTATTATTAACTTTCTCATCTGGTGAAAAACGCATTTTTGATGCTACCCAACTTACCGGCCCTGCATATGAACCTTTAAAGGATATTAAAATTTTTGAAAACTTTAAATTATCACATGGTGTAATCACATGGATGGATGAAGAAATTGACTGTGCTCCTGAGTATATGTATAAAAACAGTTATGAATATACAGAATTGAATATCAGTAAACAAAAAGTTTGAGGTGTAAATATGCATAAATATGAAATGATTGTTTATTGGTCAGAAGATGACGCAAGTTTCATTGTTGAAGTCCCAGAACTTCCCGGATGCATGGCTGATGGTGCTACCGCTGTTGATGCCCTAATAAATGCAGAGCAAGCCATAAATGAGTGGATTGAAACCGCCAATTCTATAGGTCGTGAAATTCCACAGCCAAAAGGTCGTTTGATGTATGCTTAATTCATTTAACGATTTCTTAAATATTGAAGAAGTAGAACCTGATGAGTGGGACAAAGCAATGATAAAAGATATTGAAACTAACCCTGATTGTAAAGAATTTGTTTCTGAAGCTGAAGCATTAATGGAATTGGGGCTTGATTAAAATGATAATCCTGTCGGAATCCGACAGACATTAAATCTAATACGCATATTGCAAATCATTTTTGCATATGCTATAATGTCGTCAGACAAAAAGAAATTATGTAATCACAATGAAACAAAACCCCGAAAGTGTGCGAGACTTTCGGGGTTTTTATTCCTATTTTTCGTTGTGGGAAGGCTTAAACCCACAGGCTAGTTACCGATTATTTATCGCCGTCTAACCATTTGATGATGTAGTGACAAGCTACACCAGCCGCAACAGCAACTATAAAAGAAAATATGTAATTCACAATGCCCACCTCCCTTCCCTTACCAGTCTGGGAGCGGTAACAGACATATTCTATCATACAAATTTACAAATTTCTACAAATTAATCAGATATAAAAAACTCCAACGAAAGTTTGACATACTTTCATTGGAGTTTTTGTTAATCATTTCCTTTTCCTCCGTAATAGCCGTTATGACAGCTTAAAATCACTCTTTTTCCAGCACTTCTGTTCCACATTCAAACAACAACAGTATTGCATTTCCGATTGTAAGAATACGGCTTACAATGTGCCATCCGCTCACTATCCCAAATGTTATATTAAGGGATAATAACCAAAACAAAATATCACTTTTTTTATTCCTCATTGCTTTATATTATACAATGTGCTAAGATGTAGGTAGTTGGGGCTTTCGCCCCTCCCACCCTAGCTGTTAGTTAAGATTTAATCGCTGCTATCAATGCTGCAATGGCAGTTACCGCTTTGATAATCAACTCGATTATTTCTTTGGCTGACAGCTTTTTTTGTTTCTTATGTTTCTTAGCCATCGTTTTACTCCTTTCTTTTTTGCTAACTCCTTGTTACAATATATATTATATATTAACTTTTAGTTAGTGTCAATAGTAAAAGTTAATTTTTTTATTTTATCATTGATTTTTATTAACTTTTGGTATAGAATAATTATAAGAAATGGAGGTAAAACATGAACGAGTCAGCATTTAATAATTCATTTGCACAAAACCTAAAGTTTTATTTAAAACAAGCCAATATGACTCAGGCAGATTTAGCTGAGTATATGAATGTCAGCACTGCTTCTATATCTAATTGGTGTACCGGAAATAAAATTCCACGCATGGATAAGGTAGATAAACTCTGTGAACTTTTCGACATAAATCGTTCCGATTTAATAGAAGATAAAGACACAGAGCATAAACAATCCTACTATCTCAATCCTGAAACAAGCAGGATTGCACAAAAAATATATGACAACAAAGAGCTTTCTGTTTTATTTGATGCTGCACAGGATGCAGAACCAGAAGATTTACAGGCTTTACATGGTATGCTCATGGCATTAAAACGCAAAGAAAAAGGTAACTGATATACTTTTATTTTGGGGGTGATACATCTGAACGATGACTACAATATAAATGTACAAATCTTAGACTTCGGAAATTCTATTCCGGCAGTTGCAACTATAAATGATGATGGCAGCTTTAGCATTTTTCTAAATGCAAGGCTTTCCTACGAAAGAAGACTTGAGGCTTACTGGCATGAGATGCGGCATATTCAAAATCAAGACTTTTGTGGTGAAATGAGTGTTGAAGAAATGGAAGCCGCAAATCAACACTGAAATAATCATATTGTTTTGTCGGATTCCGACAGACATACATAACAAAAAGACCGCCCTTTGCGGGCGGTCAAGACCTTACACTTTACCCACAAAAGAATATGGCTAAAATATAAAGATAACGCATATTTATTTTAACATAAGCCACTTCTTTTGTATAGGCTTATTTTTTATACTCAATTTTAAGGAGGAAGACGCATGAGTGAAAAGTTAAAAGAAGTCTGTGCATATATCCGAGTCTCTACTGACAAACAAGAGGAACTTTCTCCGGAAAGTCAGATAAGACTCATTAAGGATTATGCGGAGCAGCACAATATGCTGCTTACACGAATTTATCAAGAAGACAAGGGCATTTCCGGCAAGAAAGCAGATAAACGCCCGGCTTTTCAGGAAATGATTGCGACCTGCAAAGAAAAGTCACATCCTTACGATGCAATCCTGCTCTGGAAGTTCTCCCGTTTTGCCAGAAACATTGATGAAAGCACTTATTATAAATCAGTCCTCAGAAAAAAATGTAATGTTGATGTTATAAGCATATCCGAGCCTATCACTGAGGGTATGTATGGCCGCCTTATCGAGATGGTCATAGAATGGAGTGACGAATTTTATCTGTATAATCTTTCAGGTGAAGTTATGCGTGGAATGACCCAAAAAGCCTTAAAGGGCGGCTACAATTCAAATGTTCCTATCGGTTACATCAAAGAGCGTGGCAGAGATAAGATACCACAGATTGAACCCAAAGGTGCTGAGATTGTCAGAAAGATTTTTAATATGTACACAGAGCAGAATATCCCGATGGGTGACATAGCCGCAAAACTTAATAAATCCGGTTATAGAACTGCAAGAGGCTCTCTTTTTGAAACCCGTGTAGTCGGATATATACTTGAAAACCCTTTTTATATAGGGAAAATCCGGTGGAACTTTTTTGACAAACAGAGTAATAAAAGAAAAAATCCTGATGATGTGATTATATCTGACGGCAAACACGAAACTATCATATCTGAAGAACAATTCTCAAAGGCTGCAAACCGCAGAGCACACGACAGACTCCGCACGGGATATAACAAGAAACGCCGCCCTGCTCCACTCCTTGCCAACTGGCTATCCGGTATGATTAAATGTTCAAAATGCGGTGCTTCGCTCGGTTTCGCACGAGGCGGCAGTAAGAGCGTTCCAAATTTTTGTTGCTGGAAACATTCAAAAGGACTTTGTTCTGTACACAACGGCATCACATTGAAAAATGCTGAAAAAGAAGTTCTCTCCATCCTCGAAGAACTATCCGGCTCAGGATATTTTTACAATTATAATCTAAATGTAATCAATACCGAAAATACAGAACGGGGATATATATTAAAAGAACTCAAATCACTTGATGCAAAAATGAAGCGTATCAAAGATGCGTATATAAACGAAATAGATACGCTGGAGGAATATAAGACAAATAAAGAACTCATCCTGAAAAGACGCACGGAGTTAAATGAAAAACTTGAAGCCGCCACTATCACCATTCACCCTGCATCAGTTCACAAAGATGTTGATTTTCAGGGATTGATTGATATTATAAAAGATGAAAATTCAAATGACACTAAGAAACATAATGCTTTACTGGAAGTCGTAGACCATTTTGTATGGGATAAAGAAACGCAGGAAATGACTGTGGTTTTGAATGGAAATATTTTGACAGCCAAGTAAAAATCCCCCGAAAGTTTTATACACTTTCGGGGGATTTTTTACTATTCTTTTAGACGGTATATCACTATTAAATATATATTCTGTAATAATTAATGCTGCCCAAACTTAAGAAGTCCCTCATTTGCAGTTATTATTTTTAAATCAGTACCATAATTCAGAAAATCACTGTCATGCGTAATTAAATAAGCATTTTCCCTTTTTGCTATCTCAGAAATGAGCGCATCATTAAAATCATAAGAAAATCCATATTTAAAAATATTATCATAATTCATAGTAGAAAATCCGTCATCTATAAAGCTAAAATTATCAATAATATCTGTGTTAATTATATCTAATATTCCTTCCATATGCTCACGATAATCATCAGTATTTCTATATTGTTTTTTGAAATCAAGATTTCTTCCATCACAATATGTAGCAAATCTAAAACGAATACATCGATTTATAAACTCAGAAATTTGTATGGATGACAAGAATATTTTTACACTTTTTTCTAATAATTTAACATACAATTTTTCATATTGATTAGTCTTCTTACTAAAGTTTATTGGATAAAAAATATTAATCAGTACATTTGTATCAAAAATCACTTTATCTTCTGCAACTGGTACATAAGAACTAATTAGTAATTTATTCTTATTTTTCATAATTATCGATCACTTCCTCAATAGCATTTTCAAACCTTCTTTTATCTGAATAATATGATTTTGCATTATCAATTACAATTTGAAATTTTCGCGTTGTCATATCAGGTCTGTTTATAATTTCTAACTTTTTCTGTAATTCATCACTACTAAATTTCTCATATAATTTTCCGATTGAAACATTTAAAAAAGGAGTAATAATACTTTCTATCTCACCAAAATCCAACACAACCTTTTTTCCTTCCTTTAATAAAGGTACAATTTCATCAAATACTATTGCTCCTTGTTCTCTTGTAAGTGCAGATGGGCTACCAATCAATTCTGCTACATTTAAAACTATATCCATTTCTATACCTCCTAAAAAAATATTATGTTTTCTTTTTTGCTATCAAGTAAGTAAATTGAATTATCTGATAAATTTATTGTTACAGTTACTATTGTTCCTGGAAATTTCTTGTTTAATACAGTAAATCTCTCATTTTTCCTATTTAAACTATAAAATTCATTATCTGATAATAAATCAAAACTGCCATTATTTGACCGCAAAAACTCTAAAATCACACCAAGACCTAAACCTCCTGGTGCACTATTTACTTTTGTTGAATTACCTAATTTAATTGCCCATTTTAAGCTATTTTCGTTAAATTCTTTTTCCGAATTTCTGAAATATTCTACAACATTTTCGTTAATAGTTTTTCCTATATCTACAATTGTAAATGTTAAATTTGCACTTCTAGGAAAATACTGTCCACATGCATAAACATTTTCACTATGTGCATGATCTATTACATTATTAAATATTTCTAAAAAATTATCAATAATCTCCGTTTTAAATGCCTCATCCATTATTGGTAGCTCTTTTCTTGAAAAAATATTTAATTGTAAATATTTTTCAAACTCAACCAACTGTTCTGTATTCGCTTTAAATACTTTATAGTCAACTGTACTATTGTATGTATCATCAATGTCTTCCCATGTAAAGTATCTATTAAAACCATTTTTTTGCATAATACGCTTAATTTTTGCATTTAAATTTAATAATGAAATTCTTTCTTTATTTTTTGCAATTTTATTATCAACACATGCTCCTAAAATCGAAAGTAGATTTGCTGATATAAATGAAACCTTTGTAAAATCTAACAATATGCGCTTACTTTCTTTTAAGTTAATAATATTATACAAATCAATAAAAGATTCATACGACTTAATATCATTTTGAATATTTCGTTCAAAAACAAAAATTTCATCAAACTCACTTATAATTTTTTTCCTATCCATATATAATTCCTCTATTTGTATTATATATTTTCACATTTTAACAATACAATAAAAACAAATTAACTTTTTCCTTATCACATTTACTAAAGCGGAATAACTGCTATACAAAAATACTTACTACTGATAATAGTTAATTATTATATTATAATAGTAATATTTCTGATAATGAATTTAATTGTAAAAATGAGACAGTAGTTGCAAAACATACAAAACTTAAGAAATATCACACAAAAAAGTAACGCCCCTGCTCTGACAAAGTAAGGCGTTACTTTTTATATAACACTTATCATTGCCGGCGGCTAGTCTGCACCTAGTGTTCGGCTCTCTTGTTAAATTCATTATATACAAATCTAAAAATAATTGCAACTATTAAATTAAAGATTCACATATAAAGTACTTAAGCATCAAAAAACATTCATGTCCTTGTCGGATTCCGACAAGTTTTATGTTATATTTACATATGCCAGACAATCTGATAAGATAATTTTTATTTAAATGCAATCCATATCTTCTCACAAGTCCTTATTTTCAAGCCTTTTCACAATATTACAGGTCCTCGACTACGGTGGTCCGGATGGCGAGGCTGGTGCCGCTATGCGTTATCTCTCACAGCGTTACAGTATGACCGACCGCCGTGTCATGGGTGCTCTTACTGACATCGGCACCGAAGAACTCGGTCATCTTGAAATTGTTGCTACCATTATCAGACAGCTTACAAAAAATCTTACACCGGAAGAAATCAAGGCATCCGGCTTTGATAAATACTATATTGACCATACACTTGCCATATGGCCGCAGGCAGCAAGTGGAGAGCCCTTCAGTGCGAGCCAGCTTCAGAGCACCGGTGATACCATAACCGATCTTTATGAAGACATGGCGGCAGAGCAGAAAGCCCGCCTGACTTATGATAACATTCTTCGTATAGTAAAAGACCCTGAAGTTGCAGAACCTATCCGTTTCCTCAGAGAAAGAGAAATTGTTCATTTCCAGAGATTTGGCGAATGTCTCAGACGCACTCAGGAAAACCTTGACTGTCGAAACTTTTATGCTTTTAATCAGCAGATTGATAAAAAGAACTGTGGAAAATAATCAGCATAACCAGTTTTAAGAAATAAATAAACAAGCCGAACGCAGATATTTTATTCTGTATTCGGCTTGTTTTAATGCTTATTTAACTAAAAGTCAGTGATACACTATACAAAATATTCTCTTTACACTATCTGTTAAGATTTTAACCCTCGTAAACAGTAATTCCTGTCACTGCAGGTTTTCCTGCAAATGTTATATAGAGGTATGGCTCTGTCTCAAGTGCTTTTAACAATGTATCATTAAGCACTATTCCTTTTCCGTGGAATTCTGAATACTTAAGGTCATATGTATTCTTTCCGCTTCCGCCAACTTTGTCTGATGTTCCAATAGTCACTGTTCCGACAAAGTCTTCTGTATCTGATATATCTAAGAAGTTAAATGCAACAACCGGCTTCTTATACTTAGATAAATCAATCTTTAAGAATACCTGATAGCCCCAGTCATTAAAGCCAAGCTCTGTTGTATCTCCGTCAATTGATGACTTTGATGATGACTCAGGTACAAATGCTTCAACAGAACCTTTTGTTACCTTTGTTCCACCTTCTTCTGTTGTGTATATATCATCTCCTACGAGGTTTCCACCGCCGTTCTTGTACCACTTTCCTGTCCATTCAAAGCCTGCTTTGAGGTTATTTACATTTGTTGTCTCAAGATAATCAGCGATTGAACCGTCTGTTGTTGTTCCGTTTGTGTTTATCTTTGAACTCGTATCCCCTTTTGAACCTGTGATTGTATTGTAGAGTACAGCAATGTCATTGTATCTCATCCTGCAGTTGTCTTTATCCATATACTGATTTGTCTCCCAAAGTACAGGCAAAATATGATGTTTAGCTGCAATAGTCATTGTATCATTTAACCACTGTGCAACACCCTCCTGCTTTGGATTGCAAACACTGAACTCACCCATGATAATTCCATATCCTGCATTGTAGAATTTATCCATCTTTGTGAAGTATGTTTCTGTTGCTTCTTTGTCTTTCTGTGTATAGATACCGCTACCACCATCTCCACAGAAATCCCATGGTGTGTAGTAATGAACTGATATGCTGAGTTTTGTAGTTCCGTTTTCTGTTGTATCTGTAGGCATCTTAAATCTGTCATCACAAGTCTTGTCAATATTTGTGTCATAACCTGCAATAAGAAGATGTCTGTATGCGTTGTTTCCGCCTGTACTGCGGACAATGTCTACAAATTTCTGGTTAATCTTATTTGCCATTTCGTATCTCTCATCCTCTGTAAGGTTTCCTGAAATAGCCTTTGTATCATTGTCGTCTTTTGGTACGCTATAACCACTTTCATAGATTGCATCGTTTAATCTGTCACCAAGTTCCTCGTTTGCACCTTCAAAAATGAGATGATCTGAATAATCCTTAAATCTGTCACAAATCTGTGTCCAATATCTACTATATCTCTTCCATGCTTCTGCACGTTTTGTCTCATCGGCAGTTTTTTTTCCGTCAGCATCCTCCTTGCACGCACCAAACTGTCCCCACCACTGAGAATCCCAATGATCGTTGACAATTACATACATACCACAGTTTAATGCGTAGTTTACAACTTCTTCTACACGACCGAGGTATTTTTCATTGATAGTATATGTTCCATCCTCTGAATCCATGTTTGACCATGCTACAGGAATACGGATAGTATTAAAGCCATATGAACGGAGTGACTGGATATAAGCTTCTGTTGTAATAGGCTGCCCCCATGCCTGCTCAAATACTGTAGCATCTGTAGCAGCAACCTTGTCAGCATAAGTTCCTAAAGTAGCTTCAAGAGTATTTCCGAGGTTTACACCCTCCCCCATCTCATTTTCAATGAGCCACTGTGTAGAAACATCTTTACGAACAGTACCGTTGTCTTTAACAGTCATGTTTGCTGAAGTCCCGCCCTTTATCGAAACGGTTCTCTCTTCACCGACATTTGTTGAAGTCTCCGGCAGCTTCACACGGAGTGTAATATCTTTATCTTCGAGATGTCCGTAAAAACCGCCATCTGCAACTGTTACATCTTTTGTAATAGTCTTTGTTGCTGTTTTTCCATCCATTCTCTTATATGCAATCTTAAATGTAACCTTTGCACTTCCGGCAGCTTCACCAAATATCTCAGCAGAATATGTAAGACCTGATGTTTTCTCATTCTTAATTTTGATTATTTTTTCATCTGCACTTGAAGCAGTAACCTTTGTCACACTCTTAACATTTTCAGCAGTAATTGCAACAGTTCCAGCTTTTCCGCTCACAAGTCCACTTGTAGCATATTTTGTGGCAAAAATAGGTGTATAAACCTTTTTAATGCTCTTAGCACCGGCTGCCTTAATCTTTTTAGCATTTGCATCAACTGAACTTCCTGAAATGCTAATCTTTTTAGTACAACCTTTAAATGCATTCTTTGCAACAGACGATAATTTACCGTTTACCACAAGTTTTGTAAGTTTCTTGCAATTTGCAAATGCTGAAGATGCAATCTTTGTCACACCTTTTCCAAGTGTAACAGATGTTGCTTTTGCTGCTTTGAAAACATTTGCATTAACAGCAGATACCGTATATGTCGCGCCTGATGCCTTAACTGTATTTGGAACTGATAGTGTCTTTGCTTTCTTTCCCTTTGTAGAAAGCTTTGTAATTGCAACTTTGCCATTTGTATCTTCTGTAGCGGCAGTTGTTACCTTATATGTATAATTTCCGCTTGTAAATGTAGCTCCAGCCTTTTTTCCATATGTCTTTGTAAACTTAGGAACACCTGTTATCTTAAATGAAATCTCAATATCGGATTTAGGCATTGTTGTAAGTTTGCCCTGCTTGAAAGGAATATTGCTTGAAAGATTCCATCCGTCATAACCTGTATAGCTGAATACGCTATAACCGTTTGCCTCATATGATTTTGTATGTGGAAGTTCTACTCCTGCTGCTCCCTCTACCTCATTACCATCAATTTTTAATGTTGCATCTGTGACTTTTATGCTGTCTGCTGATTTAAGAGGAATATCTGTCGAAATTCCCATCATGTTAAATGCATCTGCACCTGTAAGGTCAACACCTGAAATCTTAACAGTGTACTCTCCGTCACCTTCTTTTAAAAGAACATCCGTAATCTCTGCTTTCTCTGTCACATCCTGACCACCGGCCTGCACATACGAATACTCTTTTCCTGTTTTAAGCGGATCTCTGTAATCCCATGTCTTTGTCTGATAATAAAGATAAGCATGATAGCCGTCTTCTTTCCAGACTGAACTTATTGCAGCACTTGCCGGCTTTGCACCATTCACTGCACCTACACCTGTAAACGATGTAACAACCATAGCAGTTGACAATGCAGCAGCTAATAATTTTTTAGTTGTTTTTCTCATATAATTCTCCTCTCACATAATTTTAATTCATTTTATACCTTTTATAAGTAACAGTTTTGTCATAAATATAGCAATAGAATTGGCAAACTCAAATATTGCAATATATTTTTATAGCTGAACTGTTATTATTATGTTCATATTTTATTATATTTTTGTTAATATTTATATCCTGACTTTTAGATATATTATACATGTTTTTTAATATATACGGCATTTATAAACACCTGTTGCATACTCAATCGGACATCTTCAATCTACTCTTTATCTGTTCATAACACAAAGAGAGCACACCTATTGGTGTGCCCTCCCTGAAAGCTCTTTCGATTTGTTTTCCTTAATTGTGGGAATTCAAACTTATTAAATATTATTTAACTACTACGCTGACTTTTGCGGACTTCTTACCATATTTAAGTGTAGCAGTTGTCTTACCTTTCTTAAGTCCCTTAACCTGGAATGTTACCTGTCCTTTTGCAGTCTTTTTAACTGTGACTTTTGCAACTTTCTTGTTCTTTACAGAGACTTTAATCTTCTTAGCCTTAACTTTCTTAGTTACCTTTGCAAGTGCAACTGTGTATTTTGCTGTCTTTTTCTTCTTAACATTTGCTGTCTTAGCAACAGTTACTTTAATAGTAGACTTCTTAGAACCAGCCTTAAGTGTGATTGTAGCTGTCTTGCCCATAACTGCTGTCTTCTTAGCTGTGATTGTAACATTCTTCTTAGATTTGTTTACCTTAACTGTTACAGCCTTGTTGTTGCTTGTAGCCTTAACTGTTGATGTACCCTTAACTGTGTACTTAACTGTTGCAGACTTAGATGGAGCAACTGAAACCTTAGACTTAGCAGCCTTGATAGATACTGTTGAAGAAGCTTTCTTTGTTGTTACATTGAAGTTTACTACAATTTTATCATTAGCTTTAACAGGAGCTTTGTTTAACTTATCAATAGTTGTAACTTTTTCATCCTGCCAGTTAACACCAGTCTTGTCAAAGAGACCATTCCATGGATTTACGATGTTGAATCTGTAGTTCTTTGAAACTGTCTGATCTGCAAATCCCCAGCATCCTTTGTTATCTATAGCGTATGTCTTGTCACCAATCTTTACATTCTTAACTGTGAGTGCAAAGTTGTCTGCAAGACTTCCATAATAAAGGTCTGTGTCAAGCATCATTAAGTAGATTCCTTTTGAATCACTTGTTGCTGTGTATTCGATAGAGTAATCACCATCTTTTGTTACATTGACACTCTTGTCACCCCAAGACTGCTCGCCCCAAGTATCATCCCCAACATAGTCGAATGAAACATTGAAGTTACCCATCTGACCTTTAGCAACCGGTGCCGGTGTCTCTGTTGGTGCAGGTGTATTCTTAAGCTGATCCTCAAGAGCTGCTTTTGATGCTGCAAGTGACTTATTGTCTTTTTCAAGGGCTGCTTTTGATGCTACGAGTGCTGAGTTTGATGCTGCAAGTGCTTTGTTCTCTGTCTCAAGAGCTGACTTTGATGCTGCAAGTGACTTGTTGTCTTTTTCAAGGGCTGCTTTTGATGCTACAAGTGAAGCATTGTCTTTCTCAAGGGCTGCCTTTGATGCTGCAAGTGACCCGTTCTCTTTCTCAAGGGCTGCTTTTGATGCTGCAAGTGCTTCATTCTCTTTCTTAAGAGCATCTAAATCTGTAACACCATTCACTTTATATGTAAATGTAATCTCATCGCCTTTTTCTGCAGTAAATTTTTCAAAATCACCTACACTAGTTGTTGCGATATTTTTTGAATCAGCATATTCACCATACACTGCTTTTTTACTTAACACATCCTTGTCTCCAACTTTAACTGAAACAATCTTTAAATCGAAATCTTCAGTAACATTTTCAACAGTAGTTGTTGTCTCTCCAAAATTAGCTCCAGCAAGAGCACCTGCTGTAGCTGCATTTGCAAAAGTTGTTGTAACTTCAACTTTTCCGTCTGCTTTAACAGTAGCCTCTTTTTTGTTTAAAGTTTCACCTTTAAGTGTTAATTCAACACCGTCTTTGTCGGCTGCATCTGCCTTTAATGTTCCAACATTTGCACCTGTCAATACTAATGCTGTTGAAAGTGCTAAGGAAAGAGCTTTTTTTGTTCCCTTTGTTAATCTCATTAACATATCCTCCTTCTCCCTATCATATATAGGGTTGCATAATTTTTGAAACGATAAAGTTGTAGTCCGCACTCAACCCTATAAGCCGTTTCGTTACATCTAACATAGTAACAGAATAATATTTTCAAATAAACAGTAAAAATGCACAATTATTCCAGCTTTTTTTGTGTATTTTGTATATTCATCAAATGATTACACCTTGATTATGTGTTTTTTTTCAGTGATTTTTCCCATATTATCAACATTATAGTTAAGGCTAATTTTTGACAATATTTGGAATAAAATTTTTGAAAAATCGTAATAGTTCCGCCCTAAATTTACTATAACCAAAGAAAAACAGAGACGGTTTTTTACATCCGCCTCTGCTTTTTATTTCAAAAATTATGCTTTGGAATATTTTATTATGTTATGGTAATTATTTTACTTTAACTGTTACCTTAACTGATTTCTTACCAATCTTGATTGTAAGTTTTGAAGCACCTTTCTTAGCACCCTTAACTGTTACTGTTACTTTGCCCTTAGAAACTTTCTTGCCTGTAATCTTAGCAATCTTTGACTTAGAAGATTTAGCTGTTAATTTATCTGTTGTTGCTTTCTTCTTATTCTGAGCTGTAACCTTAACTGTTATTTTTGCTTTCTTGCCCTTCTTAATCTTTACTGTTTTCTTAGCTGCTTTTGCACTCTTAACAGGGTTTGCAACCTTAACTGTGATAGTTGCTTTCTTTCCTGCACTTGTAAGTGTAATCTTAGCTGAAGAACCCTTTGTTGCTTTCTTAGGTACTGAAATCTTAATTTTCTTGCTGCTTGTTACTTTTACTGTTGCAAGTTTCTTATTAGAAGTCTTAGCTGATGCCTTAACTGCTTTTCCTGCCTTATTAAGTGCTTTATAAGAAACTGTTGTTGACTTTCCTGCTGCTACTGTTACTGTTTTCTTAGAAACTGTTACTTTAGCTTTTGATTTCGCACTAGTGCTGCCCTTCATTCCTGATACAGTAAATGATACTTTGATTGTATCTCCCTTCTTTACAGGTGCTGTTCCAAGTCCATCAATAGATGTTACGGCAGGGTCAACATATGTTACACCATCTGAACCAATAGGTCCGTTATATGGATTTACAATGTTGTATCTGTAAGCGTTTGTTTTTTCCTGGTCTGCGAAGCACCATCCGCCTTTCGCATTTACTTTGTAATCTGTCTTTCCAACAGAAACAGTTGTAGGAACAAGCTTAAAGTCTTTGTTTAATGAACCTTTGTAAAGGTCTGTTGAAAGAATCATCATAAAGATGTCAGTTGTATCAGACTGAGCAGTGTAGCTGATTTCATATTTTCCATCACCAGTTACATCAACTGACTTGTCTCCCCATGACTGCTCGCCCCATTTGTCATCTGCTACATAGTTAAATGCAACATTAAATTTATCCATATTTCCCTTAGGAGCTTCTGTTGGAGCTGGTGTTGCATCGCTTGTTGGGGCTGGTGTATTTGTTGATACAGGTGCCGGTGTATTTGTTGCTCCGCTTGTTGGGGCTGTTGTTGCTCCATTTGTTGGGGCTGTTGTTGCTCCATTTGTTGGGGCTGTTGTTGCTCCGTTTGTCGGTACTGTTGTTGCTCCATTTGTTGGTGCTGTTGAAGGCTTTGTTGACACTGCAGGTGCTGATGAAACTTCTGCTGTTGGTGACGGTGTTGCTAAAGCTTCTTTAACAACGAGAGCACAATCTTTTCCACCTGATAATTTATATGTAGTTCCATCAATATCTGTTTTTGTTCCCATATAAATCTTAGGTGTATCTGCATTCATATCCGCATCATCACTTGCTGATATATAGAACTCATCTGTCTCATCATCAAACCAAGCCTTTACACCTTTGATAGCAGTATATGTTTTGTCATATGCCCATCCGTCAAATTCAATAGTTCTTGTTGAATTTGGTTTTGTTACAGGTGCAGAAATCTTAATTGTCTCTCCACGATGAATAGTAATCTCATCTTTGACATTGGACATATCAATAGTCGGTTTTGCTGAACTGTCATAATACTCTACTGTAACAGTATAATTAATATTTGTCCAATCCTCACCAGCTTCATCTTTAATATTTAAAAGGAATTTACTTCCGCTATCTTTTATTGCATCTGCGATAACCTTTGATGAGTCACCATCTCCTACATAATTCCAAGAACCACAAGTATCACTGTCTGTTCCATTAAACTTAGTAACAACACTTCCGCCATAATAGTACTGATTGCAATCTCCTGTACCTGCTAATGTGATAGTTGGTGTTTTATAACCCTTTGTGCTAGAAACAACTTCAGAAAAATCAATCCCAAGTCCATGTACTGTTTTTGCATTTTCCTTATCTGTTACATAAAACTTACCATCATCGGCTGTACCATTGTTAAATACTTTCTGGCTATCTGTAACATCTTTTCCATCAAGAGTTACTTTTGTTAATTTGTTCTTTTCTACTGTTGCGACATATGAATGTGTCGCATCATCCGCTTCCGCTGCCTTACTTTTTGTACTTCCAATATTTGCACTGGTAATAATAAGTGCTGTTGAAAGAGCTAAAGAAAGGGCTTTTCTCATTCCTTTTTTTAATCTCATTAAGAAATCCTCCTTCTCCCATCTCTATGGGTAATAAATTGTTAATTTACTTTTGCTTAAAGCAGAAATCATCGGTCTTTATTGCACCCCTCAAACTGCCTTTAACATTTGAACAAAATATTAACACAGTGTTAATATTTTTTATACCTGCAAATTTAGCAATTTTATACATTGATATTTTTTAATTTTATAATTTTTATATTAAAGTTGTATTATTTTTACAATTTTGGTAACAGTTCAGCCATAAAAATGTAATTGGCAATACAATGAGCTTGTTCATTGTATTGTTAAGTACATTTTTATGTTAGAATAGCCTTTCATTTCTGAAATGAGGGCAAAGCCCTCACGAGCACGCTCAGATGGAACAAATTTATTTGTTCCATCCTCA